TGCTTTGTACGAGGGCGAATTTACGCACAAAGTTTAGTCGAACAAGGACGGGACTGCTGTATCCCATTTCATTCTGGAAAAACATATTTATCAACTGTTAAGTATCACGGAAAATTATTGCTTCCTCCAAAATGGTTAGCGTTTCGACAATCACACTAGGATTGTGGCCAAATTTAGAACGTCTTCAGTCTCGAAGCGTCTCTCCCACATCCTTTGTTCCTCCACATCGAAGCCGAACGCATTTTCAAAGGATATACGTGCTTCGATTGTGATGTCCTGATCCTTAGCTGCCATTTGTGAAGCGAGCTTTACCCTATAACTAAACTCATCATCAAAACGTTTGTTACAGGTTGGCTTGGTATGCCTCAAGATGTACTTGAAGAAATCCTGCATGACAGGCACTCCTCTATGTAGGGACAATTCGCACATGGCCATTTGATTTAGGAAGCCATTCATTGTCTGTGTGTTTTCAAAATATTTTTGAGATGTTAAACATTTTGAAATTGTGTCCCAAGGTCTCCTTACCATGATCGGCACGGGTGTATTTATTAGAGAAGTCTGGCAGTGGACTAGAGCTTCGGGGAATTCTGGTACATCTAGGGTTATTTCAAGCCCAATATCTAAATAACTTTGTCGTATCCCACCTAATTCAATTTGGGTTAACGACCTACCTACTACAAAGAAACAGTCATCACCGTCACATCCTATTCTATACTTGTAGCCTAAACGTTTGAGGATGGACTTTAACACTGCATAGCATATGATGCTATTTCCTAAGCCTGTGTTGAAATCGCCACTTGCTCTTCGACCTTTTGTTGTGTATTCACAGCCGTTGGGTGTTCTGCCGTGATTTTCGAGTTGCCAAGCACACATTTGCTGAAGCTTGGGATGGTTATTGTGACATTTAAGGTATATAGCATGTTCTAACTGGAGTATTCGAGTGTGAAGATGGGCATCACACTTGGAACAATCTATAGAATAGACATGCGGGGAATCAAATTCACCCAGATAACGGGCAATGGTTTCTGCTCGCTGTTCTAAGTTTTTGCCTTTGAAAATTGCATCATTTCTATAGAACCAGTGTTCAACAGGTCTTAAGAAACGCATAATTTCAAGGTTATATTTTGGGTCCCTACCTTGTATAACTCGAGGTGGTTTGGTCTGGAGTGTAGCTTTATTGAATTTTTCTACTTTCATGAAGCAGTTTATACGACCATCGGAACGTTGAAGAGGGTGGTCGTTAAGATCAATTTTGGCTTTTTCATATCTTTGTCTGAGACGTCCGGTATATTTGGATATCACGTCGTCTCGTGTCATATGCTGCATATGTGGTGCTGCGTTTTTGATGTTTCTCATCTCCTTTTTGAACGCCTTCCAAGCGACAGATGCATAGTTGGGGAAGGGGAGTGGTAAAAGTATGCGATTTTTAATAGCAACTTCTTCAGAAAAACGCGTAATTGCTGGGTAAGCAACATTGTAGTAGCCTGGAAAGCTTGGGAAAGGTATCTGTTTCCAGGGAGTCAGCCGGTCTTTTATTTTATGTTTGGCATTAGGGTAACCAATGGAGAACGAGCATCGATGATCAAGGAGGATGATCGGCTGTATTATTGTTTCCTTTGCTCGCTTGGCCCTAATGCCGCCTATTTTACTGGGACGCCGCTTTGACGGTCGCCTCTTGGATGAAACCAGTCGAGGAACCTGGTTACCAGTTTAGGCTTGAGGACTGCACATTCCCTGAGGTCTTTGTTACCGCCGCTTAATCGGTCATTTACCCAAGTGGCCTTTGATGCTACTGCACTCGACGAAATGTGCTTAAAAGCAGCCATCTCGGCGGTAGTGGGCTCGAAAGCCAAAGCAGTAGCCATCACTATTTGGTGATGTTTCCACATTTGGGGCATATCGTACTTGCGGACAATCTGGGTAGCTTTGTTCTTGCTGGCCAGGAAGTTCTCGACTGTACGAGGTTTGAATGCATTGTAGGTCTGCAATTCAGCGACGATCTCGGGTATTACCATTACCTCTTGATTTTCAACTGGATCCTCGTTTAGGGTGACATCGTACCCAGGAATAATGGGGTATTTTGCCTCACGATGGATGAGTTGTGGTTGTGCATCTGTTGCGGGAATGATGCCTTCTCCGGTTGCTTGACGCGGAGGTAAATATATCCCGGCCAGAATGTTCGAGGGCAGGCTATTAGCGTTTGCGAGGCGCTCATAGCGGGTCTGGAGGCGATCAGCTTCTTGGTGATCAGCGGGATCTACGCTTTGTCGGAGTTCAGCTAAAGCAGTTTCAATGTCGAGTCTGCTCCGACGTGCGGCTTGTCTACGATAGTAGCCGTAGGTTTGGGAAGAAAACGGGCGGGTCAGATCAGCAGTTCTGCCACCGCGAGGTAATCTTGTAGGAACATTTCTTAGAATTGTTGTCATCATAGAAATACCCGTTCACGGGCGTAGGTAATAAGATGAGTTTCCCACCACTCAAATTCTCCTTGTTAAAGGGAGTACCCCCATCCTAGAGCATAGCTCACGGGGGTATAAGGCTTTTGTATACATTTATTAAAACATACAAAGCGGCCAGGTTAGTGATAACCCGACTCCTTGGGCGCAACCTTAGAACCCACAAACCTAATTCACCTAGTTCAATACCTTGCAATTGAACATCATAGGGGCTATGCCCTAGCAATGGGGCATGAGCGGCACGAAGCCTATAAGATCTGTCGTAGTGAAAATGGACGAAAAACTTGACAGTCT